TTCCTACTCATGCGTTTGCAAATACAGCAGGGTTAATTTCATGTATTGATGGTACGGAAACATGGACAGCAGCAGCAAGTGGAAGCGATATTGTAATAACAGCAGCAGAGAATGGCGAAGCAAACAACGATAAAACAGTATCAGTAGCATACAAGAGAACAACAGCAAGCGGTGCAAACGGAACAACAGGAAGTAAAGGCGAAATCAAGATGGATGCTTCGAATATTTATATTTGTTCGGCAGACAACACCACAACAGATGCAAACTGGAAAGCTACTGCAATATCATAGGAGGCTTTATGAGATTTAAAGGACAACCTAATCTATTTGTAAGAATATCAAACAACTACTTGAAACGAGTAACAGGAATGAAAGGCTTTTATTTCAATGATAAGGGCGAATATGAAACAGAGAACGAAGTATTGATAAAAGCACTAAGCCAAAACTTTGAAATAGTAGAAGAAATCGTTAAAAATGAAGTAAAAAAAGGCGTAACGCCAAAGAAAGGAGTTAAGAAATGAGCCAATTAGAACAATACGCAAATAAATCTATTATAGACCAAGCAGGTCAAACAGGGTCAATGGGTATCTTTGCAATAGATGATGATAAAATTGTAACCTCAACCAATATGAAAAACGGTGCTTATACAGTAGCAGCACAACCTACAGCACCTTGTTTATTAAGCGTACTGGCAACGGCAGTAGGATCAGCAGATACAATGGGGAAAGTTACCTTTGTTGGAACTGACGAAAACGGAACTGCAATAACAGAAGAAGTAATCCCAATAGCAGACACAACAGTATATACAACTAATATGTTTAAAAGTGTAACAAGTGCAACAGGAAGCGGTTGGACAATAGGCGAGGGCAACGACACCATTAAAATAGGTGTTGCAGACGTTGTAGCACCAACAGGCTATTATTTTTGCGCTATTCAAGTATTGGCAGATGCAGTAGCAGCAAGACAAACAGACAAAGATGTATTAACTGCAGCTTTAAGTGATTATACAAAATTACCAGTAGTTATGACAATCCCAACAAGAATAACAAAGATAGCACTAACAAGCGGTGAAGCAATAGGCTTTTTAGCAAGGAGTGTTTAATATGGAATGTCCACAATGCAAACAATCATTAATGGTAGCGCATAGCAAGTATAAAAGCAATAAAGATAGCGAAGATGTAATTAACGAATTAACGCTAGTATGTATAAACCCTAAATGCTTGAATTATTGCGGTACAGACTTAAATAAACCCAAAAAGATAGCAAAAACGGTTAAAAATAAGGTTAATTAAGAGGTGATTATATGTCATATACCGGCACAGAGATATTCAATATGGGTATATCAATAATTGACGAACTATCCGACACAGGAACTATAGTTGATGCTCAAATAGCGGAATATAAGTATAGAGCGCCATATTTATTAGATATGTGGCAAAAGGAATATGCTAAGCAAGGTTCGTTATACAATACGATAGAAATAGTTAAAAAGCCTCTAACCAATCTATTAGGCAATCAGTTCGATATTGTAGAGCATATAGACGAAGATTTAATTTATGAGTCAACAGAAGTGGCTCATTCTTTTAGTTTTAAGGTAGATAACGAATGTAGTGTATATGTTGAGGAATATGTAAGTGGTGCATGGGTTAATGCTGCTGGGTTCTATTCAAAAGATGAAGGTACAGAAACAGCCTTTACAGGCGTTATCGCAATTACCACAACAACAAACCCGGTAGAAATTAAGGGTCGAATAACATTAACAGGCACAAAAACAAGGCTAAGATTTACAGGGTCATATTATTATCAGTTTTATGATTTTGCATTATTTGAAGGAACATTTCCAAGTTGTTCGAGAGTGCCACAATATGGCAAGTACATAAAATATGATATGCCGAGTAACTTTAGTTCAGTAACACAAATATCAGAAGAAAACCCTCGAAGTGGGCTATATCATAAGTGGGAGAACAATGACGAGCTTTATATTGATTATAACTATGAGGGCGTACTAAAAATAACGTATAAGCCGACACCTGCTAAAATAACAGTCTTAACTCAAACTTTAGAAATACCTGAAACCTCTGCAATTGCAGGGGCTTATTATTTGGCTGAACATTTTGCGTTGTCTGACCAAAATAGCGAATTAGCACAAAAATGTGCAAACAAATACGCAGAGTTAAAAAGTGAAGATAAAAAGCAAAGACCTCTAGAATCACAGGCTATTATAGATGTCTATTAAGGGGGTGATTATATGTCAGAGTTAAAGTCTTACACTATAGAAAAATTCTTAGGTGTAAATAAAACTTCCACAGAAACACTATTACAGCTTGGTGAAGCTGCTACAATGACAAATTGGATTATAAGTGACGACTATAAATTAGTTAAGATGTTCGGGTATGAACATCTTTTTGATACTTTGGGAACGCATAATATTAATGGTCAATGGCATGGTTCTTTAAACGGTAATAGTCATTATGTCTTTGCTTGTAATGGTCATATATATGAACACAATTTAACTACTCATACTAATACAGATTTAGGCACAGTAGCAGATGTAAACCCAACTACATTTTTTGTAAGTAACAACACTTTATATATTATGGATGGTACAAACTTTTTTAGTTGGTCAGGCACTGGAAGTATAGCTTCTGTAACGGGGTATATTCCAACAGTTTACACAGCATCACCTCCTACTGGTGGTGGAACAATGCTAGAGAGTATTAATTATATAAACGGCGCTAAAATACAAAAGTTTTCAGGGGATAACTCCGCAACAGTATATCAATTATTAGAATTGAATATAAATTCTGTTGACTCTGTAACAGTAGGTGGAGTTACTAAAACGGTTACAACTGACTATACGGTTGACCTAACAAACGGAACAGTTACATTTATTGTAAAACCTCCAACAGGAGTAAACAATGTAGTTATAACATGGACTAAAACAGTAGCAGGTGATAGAGCAATGATAACTAATAACCGATATTATGGCGGTGTTTATTATGCACGATATTGGCTGTTTGGTAATTCAAATCACCTAAATACTAGGTTTCCATCGGGCGTAACAATGGCTGGAGTATCTGACCCGACTTATTGGCCTAAATATTCAGACTCAGATGTTGGGGAATATGAGATTACAGATATAGTTACCCAATACAATAAACAGCTTATTTTTACTAATGGCGACTCTGAAGAGGCTTCAGCATGGTACTCTGAAGAAGAGGATTACGTTGATGGCACAACAGGAGCAATAACAGCGCTATTCCCTGTTTATCCAATGAACAGTAAAGTAGGCAATATAGCAAAAGGTCAAACACAAATTATAATGAATAATCCTTTTACAGTATATAAAGGTATTTATCAATGGGTATCTACTTATGTTTTAAATGAAAAAAATGTAGAGTGGATGAGCAGGCGTATTCAAAATGACCTAGACGATTTAGATTTAACAACTGCTATAACTATTGACTGGAATGATAAGGGTCAATATTGGTTTTGTGTAGGAACTAAAGTATGTGTATATAACTATAGAATTGATGCTTGGTATATTCTCGAATTAGCACATACGCCAACATGTTTTTGTATAGTTGAGTCAGAAATGTATTTTGGTACTACTGGAGGTCAAATAATGAAGTTTGATGAAACAGTAGGAACATTTGACGGCACAACCATAGTGGCATCTTGGGAAATGGGTTACACAAACTTTGGTATTGATTGGCTTACTAAGTTTGTTAAAAGGCTATTTATTTCTATTCTCCCATTAACTACTACCCATGTTGATATTTACGTTTCAACTGATAAAAACGCAGCATATCAACTTGTAGATACAGTTTCTTATGATTTAAGTTCATTTGAAACATGGGATTTTTCAGACTTTTCATTTGAAACAAATTACAGCCCACAACCATTCAAGGCAAAACTAAGAGCAAAGAAGATTGACTATTTTAAACTTAAAATTTTAAATGATGGTACAGATGGAGCTTCGGTATTGTCTATTACTTTGCCTGTCAGAATGGGTGGCGAAATAAAGAACAGGAGTTGATTATATGGCTTATACAAATTGTGATGTAGCAACAGGAGTGATAGCAGCACTTGGAACCAATCCAAGTGAACGTGCATTAACAACAGCACAGTTTAAGGCTAAGTTTGACGAGTTTGGCACTAACTTTATTACATGGTTTAACGATACACATCTACCAGAATTACCAACTGCATTAACAAGTTTAGGATTAGTTTTACCAACCGAAAATCTAGGCTATTCAGGAATAATAGCTACATTAGCTATTGACTCGGCTACAACTGTTGCAGTTGGTGATGTACTTTATAAAGCAGCTACAGGTTATAAAAAAGCACAAGCAAACGCAAATACAACTCTTCCCGCAGTAGCGATAGCACTAGAAGCAGGCACAGGAAGTAATCGACTTGTGCTACTATTGGGTTACTTCAAGAATACATCTTGGAATAATACAATAGGAGCAAGGGCATGGCTTGATACAGCAACAGCAGGAGCAGTAACCACAACGCAACCAACTACTACAGGAAACCAAATACAAGACTTAGGACACTTTGAAACAGCAGATACGCTGTTTTTTAATCCTAATGCTTGTATTTTAGAAGTGTAGGTGATAATATGGCAACAACAGTAGTAAGTAGTGCTTATGATACATCGGGAAACGGTGGAAGAAAGATTGTAAGGTTAAGTAATGACTGGTTGATATGCGTCGTTTGGGATAGCACTACGCCAAGGATAAGATGGTATAAATCTACTGACAATGGTGCAACATGGTCTCAATTGTGTTCGGCAAATTATACAGGAACAAATATTGCAATGTGTTCAAATGGCACGATTGTTTATACATTGCATACATATTCTGGCGATAATGCTTTGTTTAAATTCGACGCAACTACACAGGCAGATGTAGATATTACACACACTTCAAGGGCAGATACTGGGCAAACTTCTTATCTCTCGGTATCTTTTTGTATAGATGGAGATGGTTACCTACACGCAGTATGGTGTAGTAAAAATGCAACATATCCTAACTCATTCAATATTAGATACAGTAAAAGTACAGATGGAGGGGCAACATGGGCGGCGCCTACACAGATTACCACAACAAATACGACTAATATTAACAATACAAAACCATGTATTGCAGTTAAAAGTGATAATAACCCTGTTATTGTATGGGTATATGCAAAATCAAGTGCAACAGCATCATATATCATAAAATTAATAAAATATAATGGTAGTAGTTGGGATAGTGCAGTAAATGTATATGACTCAGGAACTTATGAATATAATACAGCTCCATGTCTTGCGATTGATAGTAATGACTGTTTCCATGTTGTATGGGAAAGCGACGATAGCTCAGCATCAACAGTACCAAATATAAGATATTCAAAATCACTAGATGGTGGTGCGAATTGGAAGAAAGCAGATGGTACAGCAGGGCATGATAAGTTAACTTCTGACACAACATATAACCAACAATGGGCTAGTATAGTATTAACAAGTACAAATAATATTTATATTTTTTGGAATGGCATTGATACAGCAGTCAGTTCTACTTATCAGAATTGCAGGAAAATATCGCATGATGGTAACTCATGGAGTTCTATTACTACAATAACAAATAATACTACAAATCATGCGTATAGGGTGCAAGCATTATGGTCTAAATTCAATATGAACTCTAATGATGCAGTAAGATTTATATATCAAGACTTAGAGAATTCAGCAGTACAATATGACTCAATATTATTAGGTTGGTCACATAAACTAATGGGAATTACACCAACTAAAATAATGGGAGTACAACCTAGTAAAGTAATGGGTATATCTTAATTTTATGCAAGGAGAGTGATTTTATGGGATTTATAAGCGGTATTCTTAGTAGTGGCGGTATAGCAAAAAGTATTACCGATATAGTGAAAAACTATACAAATCAACAACCATCAACAACCACAAATACAGTTAAACAAACTATAAAGCCTTTATCAGACGCACAATTAGACTCAATGATGTATGACCTTAAACCCGAAAATGGACAATTATATAATCAAAAAGCCTATGATGACTGGAAGGCACAGCAATCGAACGACTATATAAATCAATTAGCAGAAGCACAAAGGAAATCTCGTATCACAGCATTAGATAAAGCTAAAACAAATGCATTAGGCAACCTTGATACATCTTTCAATTCGTCTTTGGCAGCACTAGACAATGAAAAGTCAGGAATAGAGCCTGCATACTATAATAAGCGTAATCAAGCAGCAGGTAGGTCGGATATTGGAGCTATGAATTTTGCACAGTACATGGCTTCAAGAGGAATTAAAGGAAACGCCGGAGCAATGCCAGAGATTTATAGAAATGCAAGTCTACAAGGTCAAATAGGAGCATTAGACCAAAAAGAAGCCTTAGATATGTCTAATATAGAACGTAGAAGGGCAAATGAGCAGACTAATTATAACACAAATAAACTAGGTATAGAAAACGCTTATCAATCGGATGTGTCTAATGCTTATGCAGATATAGAAGCTAACACTATGCAGGCATTAATAGACCAATACAACAAAAATAGAGAATACAACTTAACAAAAGGTCAAGTAACAGGCACATTGGATGACGGAACATCTACACTAGATAAAACTAATGCAGACAGGAATTATAATCTCAACACATCAGAGTTAACAGGCTATTACTATCCTAACGCCAACAAAGACATCCCAGAACAATATCAAACTGCATTAATACCATACATGAACGATTTAGAAGCAGCTATTAATGACCCTAATATTGACCAAACATTAAGGTATTATGCAGAAATAGCAAGAGAAAAGAAACTAATGGATAATCCTAGTCTACCTAATGAGTATAGGGCTAAGTATCAGACAGCTCAAGGAATGAGCGCAGCATTACTTAACAAAGCAAAAGAAATCGAAATTGCATATAAAGAGATTGAAAACTCATTCTTACCAGAAACATTGAAACTACAAGCACAAAGGTTACAACAGCAAGTAGCTACGGGTTCGCTCGATTATGACACAGCATTAGCACAGCTAAACCAAATTAAGGCAGCAACAACAGCTCAAAACATAGAAAATGAATGGGCTCCGAAATTAAACGCTGCTTCTATTGCTAAGTCTTATTCAAGCGGTAGTGAAACAGTAAAGAAATCAACATATTTTGATACTAGTGCAAAGGCTGTAAGCGACAGATTCGCACAAATAAATGAAAGAGGTAATAACGCTTCTGCGTATATTAAGACTCCTGGTTCGATAGAATACAACGAAATCTATAACCTAATAAAATCTTTACCAATAACAAATGATGAAAAGACACTTTTAGGTAATCAATATCTAAAATAAAGGGGTGATATTATGTCTTTTGAAAGTGAATTTAGTCCATATAAACAAAAAGAAAACACTCCTTCTAATCAAAATTCAAGCTTTGAGTCTGCTTTTGCGCCACCTAAACCAAAGCAAATAAACGTAAATAATTTTCCAACTAACGCAAGAAGTATAATTAATAGTGCTTATAATGTTAAATTACCTAAATTAGACCCTATAGGTACAGCGTTAAAAAGAGAAAATGAACCAAATTTGTTCAAAAAATATTATTCCAGTAATCCCACACCTTATAAGGAAAAACCAAAACAAGTAACTCCCGGTGGTAAAATAGAAGCCTTTGCAGGCGGTGTGGCTGATACAGTTACACTAGGACTAAATAAAAAACTAACAGATAAGTATATGCCTGAATCATTCAAGAGATACGAAGAAGAAACCGAAAAAGCTCACCCTATTACATCAACAATAGGACAAATGGCAGGTTATGCTATGCCCGCAACATTAGCAGAAAAAGGGGCAGGGTTAATTGTAAAAGGTGCAGGATTAGGCTCTAAACTTATAAGAGGTTCACTTGCTGGAGGAAGTTTATTAGGAACAGAGTCTGCTATTAGAGGTAATAATATAAAGCAAGTCGCAAAAGATACCGCTATAGGTGCGGTCTTGGGTGTAGGCGGTGAATTAGTGGGTCATGGTGTTGGTAAACTGGTAAATAAAATAAAAGCCCCTAAAGAATTACCAAAGGTAGCAGAAATACCAACAATACCAACGAAAAATATATCAGATGTGGCAAAAGATATAAAAGATATATCGGGATATAGTGGCTTAACAGATAATATTTATAGAGTTTCCCAAAAATCATTTGGTAAAAATTATGGTTTTGTTAAAGAAAGGGTCTTAGACCCTTTATATAATTCAAAGTTAAACTTTGTAAAAGGACAGGAAGCTAAAACAACAAGCCTTATGGACGATATAGTCAAAAAATTCAATATTAGAAAAGGTAGTAAAGATAGTGGTTTAATTCAAGATTTTGGCGAAAACACAATAGATAAAAATGCAAAACAGTTGTTTGATGAGGGCAAAATATCTAAAGAAGAATTAAAAGCGGCTAGCCTTAAAAAACTACAAGAAGTAGCTCCTAAGAAATGGCAAAATATTGTTGAGGCTGATAGATGGTTTAGAACTCAGTATGACAATTACATTGATGAAGTAAACAAAGTACGGGCGGAATTATACCCTAACAATTCCAAAAAAATCGTGCCTAAACGAGAGGACTATTATAGACACTTCAAAGACTTTTCAGACAGTTTTACTGGCATTAAAAACGTTTTTGAAACACCCGCACAAATATCCCCTTCGTTATCAGGTATATCGGAATTTACAAAGCCTAATTCTAAGTTTGCTGGGTTTATGCAAAAAAGAGGTTTAGGTAAGTATAAAAGTGATGCCATTGGTGGTTTCTTAGACTACATTAAAGCCGCAGAATATGCGAAACATATTGACCCTCAAATTAAAAATATTAGAACATTCGCAAAAGAGATAGCCAAAAATACAGAGGACGCTAAAAATGCTAATGGTGTACTTGAATTCTTACAAGACTATGCAAATGACTTAGCAGGGAAAACCAATCCATTAGATAGGCTTCCCCAAAAGTTTTTGGGAAGAAAGTTATTTAACTTTATCAATGTAGTAAATCAACGTACAAAGATAAATACTATATTGGGTAATATTAGTTCATCATTATCACAAATTGCAAACGTACCTCAAGGAATTGCGTTTGTTAAAAATCCTAAGTATTTAACTAAAGGCGCAAGCGAAACTATTAAAGGTATATTGGGAGATAATCCGCTATATAAAAAATCTCAGTTTATTAGTGAAAGGTACTCCGATAAGCTTTATAGACAATTCGACCAAAGATTAATAGACCAACCAAGGAAATTAGCAGAATGGATGTTGAGCGCACTTGACGAAGTTGGTACGAAGTATAATTGGAATTCAATATATCAAAAGGCAATAACAGAAGGAATTCCAAACCCTATACAATATGCCGACGAGCAGACAATGCGTCTGGTTGGTGGCCGTGGTGTTGGCGAAATGCCATTAGCACAAAAATCTAAATTGGCACAAATATTTATTCCTTTTACCTATGAGGTTGCCAACCTTTGGAAGGTGCAAAAAGACTTTATAAAAGCTAAAGATTTTGCCGGAATGGTTGCTTTGTTTGTTGGAAACTATGCTATTAATAGGGGTATGGAGCAAATAAGAGGCTCTGCAATAACCTTTGACCCAATAAAAGCAATACAAGACGCTTATTTTTCAGATGAATACAAAGATAAAAAGCAAACGCAAAAAGTCGGAAGATTAGTTGGGGAAGTTGTTTCTAATATACCCTTAGGACAAATGGCAGCTAATATGTATCCAGAGTTTGGCTCTGAAAAGTTAGGGTTGCCTACAAGAAAAGAATTTTTTGGTCGTAGTGACCCAACAAGGTTTGGTACTGCTCCTTTGATAATAAAGTCAATAACAGACAGCGTCCAAGACCCCAAAAACCTTATATATAATTATATAACGCCTTTTGGAGGTAAACAATTAAAGAAAACCATTGAAGGAGTACAGTCACTTAACAAAGAGGGTGTGTATGACAAAAACGGTGACCAATTAGCCTTCCCGATTGAAAAAAATATATCCAATACTATTAAAGGCACTTTATTTGGCAAGGGTGGGTTTAATGAATCATTAAAAGGATATAAAAACCAAGTATTAAGTAAACAACAAACCGAAAAATTCAATAATGAAGTAATAAAAGGCAAAGACCAAAAAGAATTATATAATATATTACTTGAAAAACGTAAAATAGATAAAGAAAAAAACAAAAGGCAGGAAGAAATTAAGGAACAATTCCCACTTAAAAAAGATTATTTAAAAAAATATGATAATGATTCAAAGATAAAAGAATTAAACAAATTGCTTAAAGATAAAAAATTTAATTGGTTAAAAGAAAATTAATCTTGTATTATTTCACAGTTTGATGTATATTATATAATTGAGGTGGTAAATGTGACTTCAAATGTTTTCTTCACTATATTTGGGCTGTTCGGGATTTTTATAGGATATGG